GGTTTAGCGTCAAACTGCCTATGACAAATTGTCATATCTCCAACCTTAATAATTAGGTTAAAATTTTCAGGTCCATCAGTAATTGATGTATTTAGTAACTCAGGGTTCTCTAAAATATCGTATTGATTATCCAACATATAAACCACTGATCTCATCTTTAAATCGTACTTGAGTTCACGACAAAGACTATCAATATGATAAAAAAATTCTTCTGATTTGTGAGCGTTTTTGTTGAAACCTCTAACATTGAAAAATCGTTGAACTACGATGTTGTCATTGCACATTAACAAAAATTCTACTTTTGTAATATCCTGTTCTTTCATTTTGTTTTTTTAGTTTTTTTTGTTTCTAAATTTTGTTTTTTCTTTTCTTGTTAACTTGAGAAATGGTTTCAAAAAACTTACCCAACCGTCGTCACCTTTAGGTAGGTATTTAAAAAAACCATCTTCCATCATCATTCTAATTAGATTTCTATGTCCTCTACCGTCTGGATCCATCGACTCAGTGTAATATAGTCTAACTAATTCTTTTTCTTCGTCCGTTAAAAGTGGTTCATCTAAGTCGACTAACTTTTGATTGATAACATAAAATTCATCACCAAAAATACCTTCTTTTGTTTTACCACTCAACAGATTCTGAAGGGCAACATTTCCTTTTTCTTCTTTAAGTAGATTAGTACCTTTATCCAAAATATAAGGTATTTGTACTAACTCTTAAAGTAGTTCAGGAAATAATTTAACTAATGTCTTTTCACCTAAATAGAATATTCCATCAATATTATCTGAACTATCCCCTGTTAGGATTTTAACTACTTTAACATTATAGTGAGGTATTTCAACATCATGTAACTTTATTGTATCTCCTAACTTATAATATTGTTTTGTGGATGGTGAATAAATTGATACTTTTTCAGATATAAGTTGAGTTAAATCTCTATCGCTTGAAAAGATCGTTTTCTCTTCATCTAACGACACTTTACAGTAATGGGCAATTAAGTCATCAGCTTCAGCGTGTTCCGTTTCCAGTTGTCTTACAAACATCTCCTCGAGGTATTGTTTAACCCTTTGTTTTTGTTCTGCAAAAGATTCCTCTTTTGATTCGGTTTCTGATGATTTACGATTTAACTTATACTTTGGATATATCAATCTTCTTTGTGAAGATGAGGTTTTAGAATCCCAAAACACAACAACTTTGTTATAGTTGTGTTCATCTAAAAATTTACGAAGAGTATTCAGAAAGTGCCAAATTCCTCCAACATGTTTTCCATTGTGATAGAATTCTCTAACACCGTGAAACCCAATTTTCAATAAATTATTTCCGTCGACTAATAATGTTTTGGACACTTCCTAAAATCTTAAATGATTCTTACTCTACCTCTTCTTTTTCTGTTTTCAAATCAAAGTCACCATCAACTCCAATTATGTCTTTCCAATAGTCAGCATACTCTTTCTTATACTTCTCTATTGATGCCTTTTCTTCTGTCGTATCTTTACCTGGCAAGAATCCGTGTGGAGTAACAATAATTCTTCCGTCTTCAAAACCAAGACCATTGATGTGGTTTTTCATAACCGACACTTTTGTTCTTGAAGCGAACTTAACAGTTCTCTTATCTTTTGTTGCCGTGATCTTTGTTGTACCCGCACCTTTTTGATTACCAAATAAGAATACCAAAGAAGAGTTTAACCAAATCGCCTCACCACCTTTTGCCTTGATCTTAGGTTGACCAAATGGATTGTCAGGTAATTCTACCCAAGGTTGATTAACAATGATTAAGGTATTTTCGAATTTAGAATCTGCCTTACGAGATCCTGAAATTCTTTGGTTGATACCCATACCAATTTTGTCGGCCAAAACACTTGCATTGTGTTGTTTACCTCCTTTACCCTCATAAGTCATTTTACAAGGAACTGAACCAACTGAATCCCACAAGAAACATAAAGAATAATCTAACTCTCCTTTTTCTTGAGCATCAAGTAAGTCATTGATGTAATCTGTAATTTGTTCGATGTAGTCGAAGTCATTATTAAAGATATAGAATCCATCCCAATCAACTTCTCCTGTTTCTGTGTCAACTACTTCCTCACATTCAAAACCCATAATTTTTGCATGTTCAAAAGACCATTTTTGTTCTGTAATAATGAACACGGGAAGAATCCCTTTCTTTTGAGCATCAACAGCAGTTTTAACAAGTGCTGTTGTTTTACCTGTATCTGAATGTCCTAATAACATATTAAGATGTCCGATTGCAGGACCAGGTAAACCAACCGCATCAAGGAACTCTGCACCAAGATCAAAAAATCTTTGTGGTTTATATTTTGCCGATGTAGAAAACTTTTTCTTCACGGAGCTAAAATCATTTTTTTTCAGTGCCATTATAGTTCGTAGATTTTAAAATTTGTAATTGTTTCTAATTTGTCTTTAGCGTCAGTTAGTTGTCCAACTAAATGATCCATTTCTTCTGTATGTTGAGGATGTTCTCCAATACCAACAGGATTTGTAAAATAAACATAGAGCCTTGCTTCGGCGTCGGCAATTTCTGCCTCATATTTTTTTATTAAAGCATCCTTCAATTTTTCCGCGATCATTGATTTCATATTTTTTTGTTTTTTTTAAAAATATAAACAAAAAAACGGGAACAATAAACTGCTCCCGTTATACTTTTTGGAATTAATTTAGAATGGTAGTTCTTCGTCTACTTCGTCATTTGCTTGTGGATCTTCAACCTCAGTAATCGACACTGACTTTGATCCTCCCATAGAAACTTCAGCGGTTTCATCGTTTGAATATACATAACCACCTTTTTCAGAATCCCATTTTGGAGTTTCTCCTCTTGCAATTGCTTCAAGGTATTCGACAGGTTTTTTGGAGTATACATCTTCCCAAGTCATCTCATCACCAACCCACTCAGCCATTTCATTTGAGTCATCTGAAATTGGTGATGGATCATCATACATAACAGTTTGGATAACTGTGTAAGTTGCACCCTTAGGTGTTTTTGCTTTAGTTAACTCGAGAATCAAGTCACGACCATTGTCAGGGTCAGTGATGTCTCCTTTAGCTTTCCAAATTGGAATGATTTTATCAAGGATTCCTTCTTGTTTATAGTTGTGTTTAAATCTCCAAAATTTAACACCATCTTGTTCGTTATCACGATCGATAACTTTAACGATATAAAATTTACGAGATCTGTATTGTGTGGCTAATTGTTTATCAGATTCTTTTCCTGTTGACATAAGTTCTTCGTAAACCTCGTTTAAAGGTGAACGCTCATTGTCGTTTTTGGAAGGGTCATAAAACTTTTGCCATTTACCGTCTACTTGAACTTCGTGAAACCATACTTCTTTGAATGGTGAGGACCCGTCGGTTGTAGGTAGGATTCGAATTTTTCTCTGTCCTTGTTTTTCATTATCTTTCAAGAGAGCCGCAAAGTATTTTTTCATTCTGTCTTCTGAAGACATTTTGTTTGTAGTGTTTGAACTACTTTGTGATTTTTCGTACTGTGCAAGTACTGCGTCTAATGAATTTGTCGCCATGTGTAATTAAAAATTTAGAGTTTATGTGTAAAAATTATAGTTGTAAAAAAAGGTATAGTCAAATTGTGCCAGAAAAAAATTTAAGGTCGATAATTTCGACCTTAAACCTTATGAATTATATCTATTTAAAATCATGTCGTCTTCGTCTTCCATTGGTTCATTGAATGATTGTTCTATTTCAGATGCGCTGTAATTTTCAACATCATCTTTTGTAAGAACATATTCATTTTTCCCACTTCTTTCCATGTCTTCTTCTTTATCTTTAAAGAAATCAGCTAAGTTTTGTTTAAATGGACCCGAATCTAAAGATCTAAGTTCTAATTTTTCTTGTGCCGTTTTAGGTCTGTACTTTTCAAGTTTAGCATCAACTAAATCGATTTTCTGAACTAAACTATCCATTTCAGCCAATTTATCTTCCATAGTTTTAATTTGATTAAACAAGTTTTCAAAATACTCTTCTTGTTTATCTGCCATGGTTTTTTGAGAATCTACAAGATCTGTAATGTCCAATTCTTCAACATCGCCTTCTCCTCCTTCACCTTCAGGTGTAACTTCTTCAACATCAGGATCAGTCGCAACATCTACAGGTGCTCCCGCTGCCGGTGCTGCTGGTGCTGGTGGTGCCGCAGGATCAGTAGGTGGTGCTCCCGCCGCAGCAGGGTCTGCTGTAGGATCTACGGGTGGTGCTCCCGCTGCCGCAGGGTCTACTGTTGGATCTACAGGTGGTGCATCTTGTTCTAAGATATATTTGTTGATTTGTCTATATCTTGCAATCTCATTTAATATTTTTTCGTCAATTTTCATTTCTATCCGTTTAACAGTGTTTTTATCCCTTTATTGGTTTCGACTTGGATTTTTTTAAAAGTTTTCATTGTATTATCAACTCTTTCAATCAATCCGTCTTTCATTCTAACTGTATAACAGTCACCGGTATCTAAGTCACAAACTTGTTTTGTGCCGTCACCCATATCTTTTTCGGAAACTCTAGTGTTTTTTCCTAAGTAGTTATCCAATATTAATTTAACGCTCATAAGTTATTTTATTTATAAATATCATCATTGTTTTAAAATTGCGATTGATTGATTGAATGCATTCACAAATTCTTGTCTAAGTTTGGTTATTTGGTTAGGATCTGCCTCTATTTGTTTATATACATTTTCATTTTGATTAGTAGGGTAATACAAAACATATTCTTTTGCCAACGCAA